TTTATGGATACGACTAAATGGAAAAGTGTTCTTGTGCCACGAGACATTTATGAGGAGATCGTTACAATTGCCAGAGTGGAGGGCAGAACCATTTCAGGATTGTTTCGAGTTGTTTTTGATACTTGGAAAAGTCAAAATTTAACCAACAAGGATTTGGCTTATCTCTCGAAAGAGCGGAAAGTTTATCAAAAGAAGATTGAAGAACGCGAAGACGAGCATCGTCGGAAAAGAATTGAAAACGCTATTACCGGAAATGTTCGGGAGATATGACTGCCCAAGAAGTCAATGCGGAAGTTATCGCGCCGTTTGGCCCTCGGATGTTGAAGACCAAGCTGCCACGGGACTTGATTGCGCGGATGAACAAGCATTGCGATTCCCTGATCAACAAAAAATCTTTTGATGCGTCGGATCAGTTGGTAGGACACGTCGAACAAGAAATTCGTTGTGAGATTGGGAAGGTTGACAAGCTTGGGGAAATTTTGTTTGAGTCCACTAATGGTCTGTATACTAATTTCATGCGTCAATCTTCACAGAATTTCCAACCTCCAAATCAAGTTGAGATCCACAATGCGTGGTTTGTGCGGAGTTTTGCTTCAGATTACAATCCGGTTCACATTCACACCAGTGGACAATTTAGTTGTGTTTTGTATTTGAAAGTTCCTCTTTCGATTGGAAAGAAAAACTGGAAACATACCAAAGAAAAATATGCGAGCGAGGGTTGGACTGATTTTCTTTTTGGATCTACCAATTTGTGCAGTGTTGGATCGTTTCGAGTTCAACCAGAAGTCGGGGACTTGTACGTTTTTCCGGCTTACCTAAGTCACTGCGCTTATCCTTTTTTTGGAGAGGGAGAACGTCGAAGCTTCTCCGCAAACCTAACTCTCAAAACTATTTCGGACAAAGAAACTTAATTTATTTTTTTGTTGTTATTTTTAAAGTCATTCGGTACACTAAAAACTCATCTATTCGGTTCTTCTTGACGCTTATGCGTCCCCTTGAAAATCCCGCGAAAACTTACAATCACCTCGCGGGGTTTTTTTTTAAAAAGATCCGTTACTTCCGCGTTTATTTTCTACAAAATTTATAAAGATAGGCGTTTTTTCACCAACATAAGATCCTAAAATATTAAATTCAAAATACTCCACAGCCGACACCGGCGGCATTTCTTTTTGCAATTGCTTCAAAATTTTAGAACGGTCATACACCACCACTGGCTCCATGTTGATGCGTTCCGCAATTCCGACAATGGCATAGTCAAAGTCCTCTGGCGGATCTAAGAACAACAATTCTTCGTCGCCCCAGTATTCAACTAATTTTTCTCTGATATTCACTATTAATCCTTAAATGCTTGTTTGCATCAAAATAATTATAAAAGCCAAACCTAACCATAAATAACCCCAGAAATCATTCATTTTTATTGTCCTCGTCGCTTTCCAAAAATTGATTAATATCAACTTCTTCCCCCAACAAAGAAACGGCTAAAATCAAATGAATTAAAGCCGACTCTACATTGTTTAATCCTCGGTTTTCTGAAATCTCCAGAAACAACTTACAATTTTTTAAAATTTTTCTTTTATCCATTTAAAATAGTATACCGCGTGTCCAAAACCGGAACCTTTCTAAGGCCACTTTTGAAAATTATATCTTTCGTCGCGGTTTCACATTTTTGATAAGCTTCTTCGGTTGAATTGGCCTCCACCAAAAACAATTGTTTCATGCGTTTCGGTTTATTATTTAAAAGCACCTGCGTCGCTTGAACTGTGTATTTCATGATTTTGTCTCCCCTGTAAAATGTTCTGGGCCTTCCCACCACTGAGCAACCTCTGGGGGCATGGGGCCTGATCTGTCTCGCAACTGCGTTGCAATTTTAATCAACTCTTTTTCTTTTGTGCGAGCTTCTGACTCACTCAGTTCACCATCCTCATACAATCTTTCGGAAGAAAAGCTAGAACATAAATCTTCCCAAACAGGTAGGCATTCTGCTGGGTCGGCTAAATTGATTTTTTTAGGCACAGATCTCCATTGGCCGTTAATCTTTTTTGCTTCAACAAAACTTCTCTTCAAAAACTCGTTTAACTCCCTCATGTGTTTTCCTCCTCGTCTCTAAAATCTTCTCGATAGGCAAACCACTGCATCGTTGTCATTCTCTTCATCAAAAACTCAATTAACTCTTCCCTCGACATTTCGTGCAAAAAATCCCACGCCCGATGATCCACCGAATCTAACCTAGACTTTTTAATACGCTCAACTGTTAACTCATCCATCACTACCCCCACACTCTATCTTATATAATCCCAGAATGCAACTGTTAACGAAACCACTGAACACACGAAAGGAATCACGGCCCAGATCCAAAATAAAATGTGTTTGATCATTGATCCACAAACTGTTCGGGCCTGAACGTCGCCATGCACCGCTCAAAATAATCAATCTGATGAAGCACCGCATCCTTTCTTTTGTTTTGAATCCGGCATCGAAGCTTTTCCAAAAACTGAAGTTGTTCATCGGTTTCCTTTCCGTCTAAAAAATTGTTAGGAATCTTGGGCAAACAATGAATAATCTTTTGATTCCCCGCCCCCACATATTCTACTTGTTTCCAATTGTTTATCTGTTTCCAGTGCAACACCAACATCTCTGCTCTTGCTTCATACAAACATTGGTTAACCTTTTTATCTACCACCGCCTGCTCAATTTGATAACAATCAATTTTGTTACAAAAGGTAATTTCTTCGGCCCCACAAAATTCGGCCCCACAAAGAACCGTTAAAAAAATTGCTCCGTTAATGCAATTCTTCAAAGTTTGGAGGCACCTCATAATCTTCCCTCAAACCCAGATTTAAACGGCAAATCTCATCAAATAATTGCACCGCCTCTTTCCGGTCAGCATCGTTGTAGACCAACATGGCCGCCCCGGACAAAAGCAACGCCCCGGCTTTGTCAGGAGAATGCCCCTTCTTTCTCAAAAAAGATAAAAGCTCAACAACCTCATCCAGATGCTCCATAAAAAACTTCTTTTCTTTTGTTGTTAGGTCACTCATCCCGAACCTCCACCTTTTTTATTAGTTGATTCAAATACCATTGGGCCTTCTTTAAATCCTCAACGGGCTTGCCTTTCCGATGAAACCGCCAAAGGTACTTTATCACATTTGCCACCAAAACCGCTTGAAAGGGCGGTAGGCCCTCGACCCCCGACTCAATCGCCTCAATGCACTCCACACCGCCTCCATAATGGGCCGGATGATTCACAAGATCCTTACTATTTCCGTTCATTTGTCCACGCCTCTAACCACTTCTGATCCATAAAATTTAAAGTTTTTATCGGATTGCTTTTCTCAATTGTTTTGCGAAATTGTTTATAACTTTTTTTACCAAGATGTTTTTTAATCGAATAAAAAAATGTGTGTTTGAATTTCATGGTGTGAACAGATGCTCTGTCCAAACACTCCTCCAGCAAATCAATATTCATCACGGCTCGGTATGTCATCACGCCACGCGGTCTACCCACTTGGTTTCTTGTTTTTATTTTCCTGCCGTCGGAAAACGCTTCTGCGTCCCAAAAAGGTTCAATTTTGTTCATGTGGTTTCACCTGTTTTTTTACCTGCGATTTTCGTTCCAAACCTCTCGATATTGAGCTTCCAAGCTTCTCGCGTCAACGTCCCTGCCCAATTGATAACGCATCGCGATGCAATCCAAATAATCCCTGCGAGTGCCTCGCGCCCCTCGGGGCCAACTTGCTATGGCCTCTGCTAACGTAGTTTTTTTCATTTTCATTTCCTTTCTCAATTAATTCACAGGCCCAACAAAATCATCAAAATAAGCACCCAAGTCTTTAGCAGTTAAGGGATGATCTCCACTGTTTAACCAAGGATCTAGATCCAGCGATTTTGCAAAGTCCCAATCAACAACAACAAGCACAGTTTCAGAGTTCCAAGCCCAGCCCTCTCCGACATCTGCTCTGCTAACTTTTTTTAAAACATTTGTGCACTTAGCCAATTTTTTATCATCAGAGTTAGTCCATCTTGGGAACCAAAAAGTAACATTAGCACTGCTATCCCAAGAAAATTTATCAGCCTTTCCTCGCCACGGTGTGTAATGAAGACCAGCCACCCATTTGTTAAATTTTTTTGCATTCATTTTATCTCTCCACTTAAAAAGAATGTTTCACATGAAACATTGACGATACGTCAATGCTTATCGTTTTTGAACCCCCGATTTTTTTCCCGGGAATTCTTAAAAAGAATTCTAGCATAAACTCCCATACCTGTCAACCCCCTAATAAGCTGTTGATTTTAAAGGATAAATAAAGTTCTTGTGATATGGGATAATCTGTGGTATAATGACTTTAGTCTTTAAACAAAGACTAAAGGGACATGAAGCACGTCCCACGGTTCTTTAACAATGTGGAAAATTTTATTAACTCTTTTAGTGGAGAGATACAACTATGTATAAAGCATTGAATATTCATCCGGTCAATCACGGCACTCGCAAAGCCGACAAAAATCGGTTTTGTGGGCCTGCCGTTATTTCGGCTCTCACGGGTTTGACCACAATGGATGGCTCACGGTTGATCCGAGTTTTTTCTGGAAAAGGATCAGTCACCGGAACGACTACGCGAGAAGTCCAAAATGCCTTGGGAGCTTGTGGAATCCGAATGTCACATTTGGCTGAGTCGAACGTGTCAGGGTTTGAAAAAAACATAACCCTAGCTCGATTTCTCAAAGCGAGTTCAGAGTGGAGACAGTCGAGGGTTTTTTTGATCGAGGCCGGAAACCACTGGCAACTTGTCCAAGGTCGCAGATTTGTCTGCGCTCAGACCGAAGCAGTTGTTGGCTTCAAACATCCAAGGGTTCACCGGAGAAGTCGAGTAAAAAATGTTTGGATGCTCACGACTTCGGAAGGTTTAAAGAAGCCAGAAGAATTGTTGGAAGCGAGGAAGGTTCAAAAAAAGCGTGAAATGGAGCGCAAAAGTTCCTTACAAAAAAAGAGGAAACTTTTGGCTCTGTGCAACCAACACAATCTTGAAGTGGAGTGCGATAGGGACGATCTCTGGGACGAGGGAGAATCAACAAGATATACGCTCTTTTTTGATCGCTCTTGTGAGAAAGTTATCGAGGAACAAGATGAAAACGATTTTGAGCGATATGCGTGGGGGTTGGACGAGGCTCTCGACAAAGCTCTTGAAATGATCGAACTTAAAAAAACTTTGTGATCACCTTAGAGGGAACCACGGTTCCCTCTTTTTTTTTGCGGAGGGGGTTGACATGATATGCGATTGTATGCGATGCTCTTTTTACGCGTTGAGGGTGGGTGCAGGGAGCAAACCTCAAAGCGGATGATCCAAACAGCGAAAGCTAAAGTTGAAGTGAGTAGTTGTTAGAGTTCAGATTTCAACGGTCAAAAGGAGATACGAATGAAACACATGAAACGAGTTGAGTATCGTAAGTTGAAGCGAGAAGAAGCTGAAGCACGACAGACGGCTCACGAGGCTTTAAGTCTTGAGCAAAAGGTTGCCAAGGCCCAAAGCCGGAGAGGGCAGTCCGCCAAAGAACTTCAGCGGTTGCAGTCATGACGGTGCAGGGCCAACGGCCCTGCTTTTTTTAATTAGTGGAGAAGACAAATGGAAAAAAAATTAAAGAAATTTAAAATTAGCTTCAAGCCGATGTTTGAAGAAATGACCTACGACATCGAGGCGGAAACTGAAGAAGAAGCAATGGATACGGCTTATGACCGACACGTTGAAAACGTCGGTCGAGATAATGCTAAAGACTTTGAAGTTTCAAATTGTTATGAAGACCATGAAGACAGGTTTGACCGATTGGTGGTGTTCGACGTGACTTTTTGTTTGATGAACAAAAACGGCAACGAATTGAAAGACAAAAACGGCAACGCAAGAGTTTTTTACAACGAAAACGCCGACTATGATGATTTAGCGGAAAATGCCTTGATAGACTCGGGCATCTCGGACGTTGTCCACCAGCAAAAGGGTTGGAGAGAGACCAAGAATCCTTTTGCAAAGGAGAATAAAAATGATTGAAGAGAAAACAGAAGTGTCCGTGGAGACAGCCGTTTCAAACGCCATTCAACAAATTAGGCAGGCCCTGCTTAATCCGTATGTGGAGAGCGAGGTTGAACTGGCCCAGAGGTCAGAGGAGTTTTTGTTGAAACTAGGGCGGCAGGCTGACCTTTTTAAAAAAATGATGGGGGGTGCGTGATGGCGGAGCAAAAAAGGAAAAAAGATGTTTTCAAGTTAGTTTTGTCGCGTGAACAGGGAGTTGCTTTTGAGCAGATGCTGGGCGATCTGAACAGGGAGTTAGATTCCAAGTTTTCTTGCGAAATTGATTACAAGGTTTGGGATGGGGATGGGGAAAATCAAACTGTGTTCATGGAGTTTGAGGTTGGTTCGACTGATCGAGGGCCGACCATTTGGTGAAAAAACATTTTAGAGAAAGGAGCAAGTGATGAGTAAAACTTTTTTAAATAAGGAACAAAAAAAATACTTGAAAGAGTCGGGTTGGGAAACTTTTCCTACCATCATATCCAAGGATGGGGCAATTTGGTTCGGGCAAGAATGGGACAGCAAAAGAAACTCTTTGGTGGAAATCAGCGGCAGGTTTCCTAATTTGTTAAAAGAATGGGACAAGAGCATCAGGGGGTACGATTTTTTAATCGT